GACCGATGATTATCAACAAAGGCACATTCTCTAGCCTGTTCACGGGCTTTAATACCCTATTCCAACAGGGTTTTGAGGCCGCCATGTCCGATTGGGACAAGGTGGCGATGACCGTTCCGAGCAACACCAAGTCGGAAACCTACGGATGGATGGGCAAGGTAACGCAGTTTCGCGAGTGGGTCGGTGATCGCGTATTGCAGAACCTCTCGGCTGGCAGCTACCAGATTTTCAACAAGGACTTCGAAAATACCGTCGTAGTCGATCGCAACGACATCGAAGACGACACGCTCGGCATCTACGCGCCGATCATGCGCCTGCTCGGTGAAGATGCACGGGTTCATCGGGATAAGTTGGTTTTCTCGCTGATGAAGGCGGGATTTACAACCAACTGCTACGACGGTCAGTATTTTTTCGATACCGATCACCCCGTCGGGACCGGAACCGTTTCGAACTACGGAGGCGGCTCCGGGACTGCCTGGTATCTGCTCGACCTGTCGCGCAGCCTGCGACCGTTCATCGTTCAGATGCGCAAGGATTACAAATTCCAGTCCTTGCAGTCGGACACCGATGAAAACGTCTTCATGCGAAAGCAATTCGTCTATGGCGTGGACGCACGGCTCAACGTCGGATATGGACTGTGGCAGCAAGCATACGCCAGCAAGCAAACCCTGGACGCCACGAACTTCGCCACGGCCAAGGCCGCGATGGCCTCGTTCACGGCAGACAACGGCGACGTCCTGAACATCCGCCCGACTCTGTTGGTTGTACCGCCTAGCCTGGAATCCGCAGCGCGCACGTTGCTCAACGCGGAGATCACCAGCAACACGACCAACATCTGGCGCGGTTCCGTGGATCTGCTCGTTACCCCGTGGGTGATCTAAGCATGGCTGTCAACAAGCCAGAAAAGGGGGCATCTTCGGATGTCCCCACCATCCTGCGGGTTTCGAGCTTCGCGCAAATGCGTTGCCGTGCCGGTCGGCAGTTCACGACTGAGCCGGTAGATCTCCCGCTTGAATCTCTGACCGACTCGGACATCGAAGCCATCGAATCCGATCCGCAACTGAAAACCGAACGAGTCTAAGCCATGTCAGAAGCCGACCGCAGCTTACCCGCAAGAGAGGCCAGAATCTACGACTCGCTGGCAGTTGCGCCGACCGCTGCGGCGTATGGTGTGGGGCCGGCGTGGATCGGCGGGATACTGTATTGGAGTGACGGACTATCGTGGGACGATGTTGTAGGTTCTGGCGGTTCTGGTAGCGCGACCACGCTTGATGTTGCATCGCTCGGCGCGGATACGACAGGCGCAACGGATTGCGCGTCAATCATCAATTCTGCGCTTGCATCTCTTTATGCCGCTGGTGGCGGCACTTTGTATTTTCCTATCGGCGTATACCGCGTTGATTCAGCCATAACGATTCCTGGCGACTCTGCGACTCCGCAGAAATCTGTGCCAATTTCTTTTGTTGGCGAGGGTGCTCGCTGGGTGGGCCGAAATGTTTCTCCAACTGGCGGATCGGTTCTTGACCTTCGGGCAACAGATACGTATGGGAAAATCAAATCCAATTCGCTGCATCTACTTTCGTTTAGCGGACTTACGTTTACAGACGGCGCAGGAACGTCGACCCCGTTCATTTATACGACAAACGCCACGCTAAACATCGATGCGTGCGCTTTTTGGGGATCTAAATCAAGCGCATGGGATCAGGACGCAATTATACTCGGCGGCGCTAATCAGGTCGAAGGCGGGCAAGGATGGGATGATGGATTCCAGGGATATGGAACGGTCATTAAAGATAGTTATTTTGCAAAGCTGAGGCGCGCTATCTACGGAAGGGCATTTTGCAATGCTGTAAACATCATAAATAATACAGTATGGTCAAGTTGCGGAGATAACGCAGGCGCGGCGATTGAAATCAACGGTAGACCAACAACCGGGAGCGGTGTTGCTGCAGGAAACTATATTGCTGGAAACCTGATAGAACTCGTCGGGTATAAATATGGGATTATGCTTAATTATGCGTCCGAGAATGTACTAATCGGAAATGGGTTTTACGATGCGACCGGCGTAACAACTGCATCGGTGCGCTTTGAAGCAAACGCTAACAGCAATTTTGTCATTAGCGCGTATGACGCTTCATCAATCAGCGATATTAATGGCAGCGATTCGTCTCTGCCGAACAGGGTTCTTACGCAAAAACAAGCATCAATCGGCAAGCTAGGCCCGGTTTCGTTTCCCGACTCGAACTATCCGACCACAATCCGCAAGCCCGTTATGTCGGGGTGGGACGCAACTGCATTTACTGTGCAGCCAGGTTCGTCTATAGCAGACGGATCAACCCTGATTAAGGTATTGCGCTCAGCCGCTGAGTCAACAAACCCTGCAGCGGTTATTATGTCGCTCGTTCAATCTGGCACGTTAACGCTACGCGGAAGCTCTGCAGGGCAGTTGATCGCACAGGACGCAGCAGGTTCTGAACTAACCCGCTTTGATGCAGGAATGCGGCAGTGGAAAGCTGCGGGAACCGGGGGGCCAATGCTACAAGATAGCGGAAGCGGCGGCAGTTATTTGACCCTGAAAAACTACGGCGTAAAGCTACAGTTACAAGACGGCTCCAACGAGGTAATGATTAAGCAGGGCAGCGGCACACCAGAAGGCGCGATTGCGGCAAATGTTGGCTCATTGTATTTAAGGACGAATGGTGGTGCAGGAACAACGCTGTATATCAAGGAAACAGGCACAGGCAATACCGGGTGGGTAGCAAAATAATTCCATGACCATCGCAACCCAGTCCGACCTGATCGAGCACCTCGGCAACAACGGAGCGATCGCGCTTGCGCAGATTACCGATCCGGTCGGGGCAGTGATCGACTCGGCGTTGGTGACTGCATCGCTTGAGCGTGCAGACGATGAGATTTACGCATGGATTGCCGCAGTCGTCGCGGTGCCGATGGCATCGCCATACCCGCCGCTGTTGGTAAAGATCGCGTGCGTGATTTGCCTGTACTGGCTATGGGCAGGCGATGAGCGACCGGAGCGGATCAAGGACGACTACAAATGGGCAACGACCATGCTTCGCGACATCGCAGGCGGAAAAGTGAGCCTCGGCCTGGCCGGTAATGGATCGGGACCGGCAGAGACATCCGGCAACTCTGCCACGTTCGAATCCAGTTCGAGCGTGTTCTCGCGTGCGGCAGGGGATTACTGATGCAGCTTGCGCCGATTGTCGCGCGGATCTCAACAGTTGCCGCGCTCAATGATCGCGTGCAGCTTGCGCCGACGATCGATGAGGCAGTGACCACGTTGCTCGGAAAGACCCCGCCAGCCGTCCCTATGGCCGTTCTGACAGGCGCAAGGGAAAAGGCAGCACCTAGCCAGCGGATCGCAGCGGCGCCAGCGCTGCATCAAGTGACGTGCTCGTTTGTGGTGGCAATTTGTATGCGCTACAGCGGAAACGCGATGCAGGCAGCGGATGCGCTTGATGCAATCGTTCGGAGTGTGCGAGACGTGCTGATCGGCTGGATACCGACCGGATGCGACCGACAGTGCTATTACCAGGGCGGGCAGCTTTTGCCATCCAATCCCGGAACTTTGATCTGGGCGGATTCGTTTGACACAACCTACTTAGAGGATGCGCTATGAGCGTCGAACTTTCTTCCAAAAATGTCGCCCTCCTGGCGAAGAACGAAACGACCGACGGCGTTGACGCGTCCCCGGCCGCTGCGAATGCCGTACTGCTCCGGTCGTTGACAGGGAAAACGCTTGAAGGTCAGACCATCTCGCTCGACTACTTGAGGAACTATTTCGGCGCCTCTCCGAAGTTGCTTGTGCAGAAAGGCTCATCGATGTCCTTCGCGTGCGACATCGCTGGCAGCGGCACGGCAGGCACTGCGCCTGGCTGGGATGCACTGCTCCGAGGTTGCGGCTTTGTTGGTGCGACTCAGGCAGCATTGACCGGGGCCGCGCAGGCAGCAACTGCAACGACCATCACGTTGGTTGTTGGTGCGCCCGCAACTGACGACCTCATTTGCGGCCTTCCTATCACGATAACGGGCGGAACTGGCAACGGCTCAGTTGGATGGGTGAAGGATTACAACGGAACGACCAAAGTCGCCACGGTTTGGGGATGGAGTGGAACGACCCCGGCAGCGGCGAGCACGTACAGCATTCCGGCTTTCTACTTCTACAAGCCGATCTCTACCAGCTTTGAAGGAACGTCGCTTTACCGGACCATCGATACCCTGCTGTTCAAGTCGCTTTCGTCAAAGGGCAATTGCGCGTGGAACCTTTCCGCGAACGAAGCGCCTTCGATGAACTTCGACTACCAGGGAACTTATGCAGCTCCCACGGACGGAGGCGGCGCGATCACCACCGACCTTACCCCGTGGAAAGATCCGGTTGCCGTGAATACCGTGAACACGTTCGGGTATTTCATGAACATGCCCATGAACGGTTCAAGCACGGGAACGATCGGCCTTAACGTCAAGTCCGTCAACATCGATGCGGGCGTGGCAGTCGCGCGGCGCTCACTGATCGGTGTGGACAAGATCAAGATCACCGACCGGCAAGCAAAGGGACAGATCGTTGTTGACGCCGTAACCGTGGCAAACAAGGCGGTTCATACCTACTTGGAAAACCTCTCGAATGATCCGATGTTGATTACCCACGGGACGACCGCAGGCAATCGGTTTTCGATCTTCGCGGAGAAAGTAACGATTGACGACATTCAGGACGGCGAAGACACGGGAACGGCAATCTGGACGATCCCGTTCACGCTCAACCCGATCGCAGCCAATACGGAAATGCGGATCGTTTGTTTCTAATGACGGCGAGACACTAGCCGAATCGCGGCGCGCTCCCCTCGCGCTGTCTACCCGGTGCCGGTCCTGGGGCGATACTGACCGGCAACCCTTTCGAGACATAGAGGATTGAATCATGTTCGTACTGCA